AGATTTAGATAACTTGACTGTATTGGGTGCTGTGTTTAATGATGAGAATTACGCGTTCTCTAGCTCAGCTAATGCCTGGCTACAGGATAAGACAATTCCTAATACTAACAAAAAGTATAGAGACTATAACCAGGCCTTCCAATCTCAACGCTCTAGCGTTGTCAGCAAGGGCTGGGATGACTACACTAAGTTCAAAGATATAGTTATTATGGCTATAACTGAGGATAAGAAGGACCCAACAAAGGGTTATGGAAAGATTATATACGATAAGTATATGGATGCTTTCGTTGAAAAGGCTAAGACTAAGAACTCAATTTGGTATAAAGAATGGGATACTCAGTCAGGCTCTGGTAGCGCTAAGTATAAAGCCGATGTAATTACAGCTCTAACTATCGCAGCAAATGACGATAAGATGTGGGGCGACTTACAGAAGCAGGACCGTTGGCATAGCATTGTAAACTATCTAAACTTTAGATATGATATATATGATGAATTAAAGCGCCGCAATACCACCTTTGATTCAGCTAAGGCTAAAGACTTAAGGGAGAAGGTAGACGAGTTTGTCTATAACCTAAGAGTAACTGATGTTAAGTTCGGCAAGTTCTACGATAGATACCTAGATAAGGATAAGTTTGATTTCGTATATGAAGGGCAGGGATAGTAGTGGCCAGATATAGACAAACCGGTAGAGACCGTGTGGGTCGAAGTACAATCAACGAATCTATTAATAGCAAAGTATCTAGCACGTTGCCAGACTATGCAGATATAGTTGCTACGGCAGCACCAACAATTTTTGACTTCCTTGAGTCTCTAAGTACTCCAGTTAAAAAGGGAATTGCTCAAGTTCTTAGGAAGGGCGGATTCTCAATACAAACCCTTACAGATGTAGATACAGTGCTTGGAGATGTAACAAACTTCACCTTTGAAACAACAGACTTAACTGACCCAAAGACATTTATCAATGCTATTAATAGTCAGTTAATTGGTAAGGAACCAGCCGCTGATGAAGGTGTATCTGTAAGCGTAACCAAGTACGGCAAAGAGCAGGTAGATACTTGGATTGATAAGTGGATTGTTGATAATGCTGGAATGGGTTTAGCTGCGCTTAACCAAGAGCAGGCTAAAATGCTTAGAAAAGCAGTTAAAGACTATGCCGCAAAAGAATCTGTAACTGAAGTAAAGACTGACAAAAAGGGTCGAAGAGTCACAACATATCGTCCAGGAGTCAGCGAAGCTGGCATCCAGGAGACTATAAAGAAGACTGCTACCGAGTTATTTCCTCAGGAGATAGAACGCAATAAGGCTTTCGAGTTCAGTAATATACTTAGCAAAACCCTCGGAACAAGGGATATATAATGGTAGACCCAATAGAGCGTTATCTCGGAGGGGCTATGTCTGGAACTTTACCAGATAAAGCAGTTAATCCAACTAACTTGCCAGCTACCCCTCCTCAAAATAAACAGGCTAACTTAACAGAAGATATCCGTATAATTCTTGGTTTAGCAAATTCAGACCCGGCACTTGCAGAGGCATGGAATGCATTTAGCCAGGAGCGGTATGATGATATGTATGCTGCGATTTACCGCAGCAACTTCTATAAGAATAATACAGCTATCGCCCGCAATAGACAAGCTGCTAAAGAGCGCCAACCAGGTGCATTTCAGTCTGAGTTTAGCGACTGGAAGTTAAAAACATATAAGCGTTTACGCAGCACTGGTATAAAGATAACCCCTGCTATTGAATCCCAGATGGAGCAAGCATATCTATTGGGTATGTCTGATGACCAGATTGATTCTGTGTTATCTCAAAAGGGATTACTTGGCGCAATTGGTGGAGAAATCGGCGGGGAAGTCACTGGCCTTAGAAACTATGCCAGCCAATTTGCAGTAAATAAATACTATAATGACGCCTATTGGGAGCAAGTAAAGAAGAACATATTCGATGGTACAACCACCATAGAAGATGAACAACAAAAGATTAGAGACTTGTCAGCTAGTATGTACCCAGCGTGGGCTGATAATATTCGTAGTGGCCAAAGCTTAGCTGCTAATGTTTCTTATATTACAACAATTGTATCTGATATAACCGGACGTCCAGTAACTGCGGATAGCCCAGAGGTTCAAAGATTTATGCAATGGAAGAATCCAGAGACTGGCAAGTTTGAACAACCACCAGGGTGGAAGGTTCAACAAGAGGCTTGGTCCTTACCGGGTGCGGATAGAACACCTGCCGCTATCGCTAAAGCAGATTCAATTACTAGAAAAATCCTACAGGATATTGGGGTATCGTACTGATGGCAAAGAAAAAGCAGGTAACTACTTCTAGTGCACCAGCAGCATCATCTATAGATGCCCGTTTTCAACCGTCTGGAATGGGCGGAACCAGCAGAGGCGAGAATGTTGCAGCGCCGTCAGGTGTCTCATCAACAGAAGCAATGAGATTTGCTGGTACTGCCGGGACTCCAGCTCAGCCAGCGGCAACGCCACAGAAGGTAACTTTAACTGAAGCAAAAGCTTTAGGATTTAATAGTACTCAAGGTATCACCAAGGTTGGTGACATGTACTATTTCGACAAATCCCTTGCTCCTGACAGAGAAGGGTTTGCTCCTGTTGGAGTAGCTAAACCAGGGCAAGTTCAAATGACTCCGTATTATGGAGATGTTACTGGAGCATATAAACTAACTCAAGAGCAATTCGCTCAAGCTTATGCTTCAGCAGGTGGGGACACAGACAAAATCTCTCAAAACATTTTGAAAGTAATGGAGCAGAATGAGAAGGCTGCCAAGGATAAAAAGTATCAAGAGTTATTAGTTACTTTAAAAGCTGAGAATCCTACATGGACTGAGGATAATTTAAAGCGTGCAGCAGAGCAAGGCGCGTATGGTATGTCTACTACTGGGACTCGTACTGGAAGTACTCTTTCAGGAATAGGAAATGTTTCTGGCGGTATAACTCCAACGGGTGGATTCAACTATGGCTCTTTAGCAAATGTATTCACACAAACCCCATCAGATGCGGCGGCTCCAACACCAGCATCATTGGCTGCATTGACTGGAACTACTACAACCCCGGTAACATATAACACCGAACTAGGTGTAAGCCCAGCACGTCAATCAATATTTGATGTAATAAATGACAGGCTTAGCCAGTATGGACTTGGCAGTCTTTCTGCTAAAGTTAAACAACTTATTATAGATGGCGCAACTGAAGACACTATTACCATACAACTTCAAGAGACTCCGGAATACCAACGCAGATTTAGAGCTAATCAAGAGCGCATAAAGAAGGGCCTATCTGTTTTAACTCCGGCAGAATACTTAAACGTAGAAGATTCGTATCGACAGATTCTTAGAGCCTATGGCTTAAATCAATTCGATACAGATGATTATGTTTCTCAGTTCATAGCTAATGATATATCGGCAGCAGAGTTATCTGGCCGTGTATCTACAGCAGTCCAAAGAGTGCGTAATGCTGACCCGGCAATTTCTAAAACTCTCAAAGATTATTATGGTATCGGTGAGATGGATATGGTTGCCTATGTTCTTGACCCGAATCAGCAATTACCTAAGATTGAGCGACAGATTGCCGCAGCGGAAATTGGCACAATGGCTCGCCGTCAAGGAATCGAACCTACAGTTAGCGTTGCAGAACAACTCGCAGCGCAAGGTATTAGCGCAGCAGAAGCCCAGAAAGGCTATGCTACAATTGCTGATATCCTGCCTACGGCAGAAAAACTATCTGACATTTATCAAGGTGTTGAAGATGAATACAGACTTGCCCAGGCAGAGCAAGAGGTATTTAATACCTTGGCATCAGCGCAGCGCAAACGTCAGCGTCTAATTGGACGAGAGACTGCTGCATTCTCTGGAGAATCTGGGCTAGGAAGAACATCCTTGGCTCAAAATACCGGAGGACAATTCTAGAATCCTGAGCGGACCAGTCGGCCCCGACAGTGTAAAAGACCGATAGTAGGAGCCACTCCATTACCCCGAATGGAAGTGAGGCCTGCGACTAACTACGAATAGAAGGGTGGAACGTTGCTATGAGCAACAACTACTGGGATGATGAAGACGACGAACTAGATACTCCTGAACAGTTTGCAGGTGATGGCAGTGACTTGTTAAAGAAGTTACGAAAAGCTAAGCGTGCAGATGAAAAGAGAATCAAAGAACTCACTGAGCAACTTGAGACATTTACCAAGGCGCAGCGTGAACGAGTCGTTAAAGAAGTCCTAGAAAAGAAGGGCGTGAATCAAAAAGCAGCCCGTCTTGTAATGAAAGACTTGGATGACGTTAACGAGGAGTCAGTATCTCGCTGGCTCGAGGATAACGCAGACTTGTTTGGAATCAAAACGGCTGAAGAAGCAACTGTTAATAAAGACGAACTGGCGGCTCTACGCAACCAGGATGTTATGACACAGAGTGCACTCACGCCAGACCAAGGAATGAACTTAGACCAACGCTTAAATCAAGCTCAGTCGGCAGATGAAATTCTGTCCATTCTCCGGTCACAATAAATATCCGTTCATAGTCTAGGAGACTAAAAACTAATGTCACAATATACCTCAACCGCGAGCACCTCGCTCGGCGGTACGGCTGGTGGCGCTGGTCTCGTACAGAAGGCGTATGACCGTCTTCTCGAGTTTGCTCTTCGTTCCGAACCACTACTTCGTTCGGTCGCAGACAAGCGTCCAGCACGCCAAGCATTCCCAGGTTCAACCGTAGTGCTACAGCGCTATGTTGACCTTGACCAAAAGACATCAACTCTATCTGAGACAGTTGACCCAGATGCAGTTGCATTGTCAACCCCAACATCTGTAACCATTACTCTTAACGAGTACGGCAATGCAGTGCTAGTAACCCGCGCTCTTGAGTTGTTCTCACTCGCTGATGTAGACCCAGCCATTGCAAACA